GATAAGAAGTTTCCTGATCTCATAACACGTGCTGTCTGGGTGATTATAAAATGCATTATGGCGGTGCATTTAAAATATACCAATGAAGAAATGGATGTTGCTGAGAAATTATTTAATTCTTTGATGAATATAATGATACTCGGTTTACGCTATGATGTTATGGAAATATCGGGTACGAACCCTTCTGGACAATTCCTGACTCTAATATTAAATTGCATCGGCAATTCTTTATACTTAAGAGTCGTTTGGTGGAAATTGGGCCATTTTGGGCTATTCCGTAATTCTGTTCATCTCTTGACATATGGGGATGATTGCATTTTAGGAACCAACAATGAAAAGTTTAATCATGTTTCTATAGCTAAGGTGTTAGCAGAAATGAACATCACTTTCACTATGGCTGATAAGACATCAGAATTAGTTCCATTTATATCTATAGATCAGGCAACATTTCTTAAACGTTATTTTAGACGAGTTGAGGATGTTATTTTTGATCCAATAGAGCAAAGTTCTATGTTGTTGAGTTTGGCATGGCCAGGTCATTCGACATTCTTAACGGATTCCGAGGTACAACTCGAGATCCTGAAGAATGTGGAGGCTGAAAGCCGCAGACAAAATCCTACTGATAGGCGACATTGGATATCGTTGATCGAGAAATTACAAAGTTGCTATAATAGGGAATATCATACTGATATTTCTGTTATAGATGACATTATCTATGATCAACACCTCTCTGCTGTTCGAGAGTTAAGAAAATTACCAGAACCCCCTCTAGATCCAGAGGGAGATGTGGCTACGGCAAGCATAGGATCGGATCTGATTGATATCGTTATAAAAGGAGGAGACATACCCCGCGATTTCTTCCGCGATTACTCAGATTATCGGCTGGAGAGCTTACAAATAGCTCCATTGGTGAATGTGTGCCAGTCTATAAATAAAGGCTATTCACCCGGGGAAATAGACGTGCAGGCGGAGTGGCCCGTGCGATCCTTATTAAATAAAACACTCACGAATAACATTAATAAAACCCCAGAGGAAGACTCTTTAAACCTTAATTTAACAGTCTGTGTTACGCAGACAACTCCTGTAATTACAGGGATTTTAGAAACTGTCAGTTCACTGACAATGGCATCAACAGATAATAAGCCCACGATAACAACAAGTCAACCCGTTGTGGACTTTGTTGGTGATGGAGAGAAGGAAGAATCATCCGATAAGTATGAAGTATCCTTTAATCCAATGCGTGGATATGAGGATTCATCTTTAGCTGAATTCTTATCACGTCCTAGAGTCATACAGGCCGGTAGTTGGACTTATAATTCAACTATAAATACCAC